GGGGACAGGAGGGGCTCGGCAGTAATCCATCGAGGTATTAATATGTATAGGGCATAACAAAAAAGGTAAAAAAGTTGCAAGGGGAGCGCCGAAAACACACCCCCCCATCGCGAAAAAAAACGTTTTCCTGCAACAAAAAGAAATTGCATACGCGCGTAGAACCCTCAACCCCCAGGTATCTGACAAAATTTATTATCTTTACAAAAACACTAACAACTATGGACGGGTTACATATAAAGAATGGTCGATTGATTAATGATCGTCCGGACGGAGAAACAGGAATTGCACAAGCTGCTCGTATTAAGAAAGCCATGAAGGATCAAAAGAAGATTGATATGATTGCTGATGGTATTGAGCGTGCTGAGATGCGAGAGAAACTACGGAACATGATGTTCTAATCATTTGTTTTTTTCATGTTCATGAGGGGGATCTTAACGGGTCCCCTTTTTTATGTCAATTATCGACATACTAATGTTGACTTTGTTTTCACTTCAACATGAGATAACTTATTGGTTATTAATACTTTAATATACTTTAATGTTGAAATGTTAAAAAAGGTCCTTAATTTTTATAAATAAAAAACAATAAAGAGAAAGGGGAATATATATAGAGAGTATTGCGGATCAACATCAACATTTCGACATTGCGTATTTCTAATTTACTTTTATATATTAGAGGTATGAATATTGAAAAAACACTTTTTGCGGACGGCTTTGATGCCGCCATTTTGGGTATGCTCCCTAACTGGGACACTGATGTTATGAGGATATGTTATTCGAAGGCTAAGATGATTGATTGCTTAGTGGAGGAGGACATGTCATTTGAGGATGCGGTTGAGTTTCTTGAGTACAATGTATGGGGATCTTATGTAGGTGAGGGGACTCCTTTTTACGTTGATGATCTAAATGGTCTTACTCGCGATGAGGTAGAGGAGCATCTTGAGATGTACGACACCGAGGAATAATTTATTTTAATATATTTGACGAAAATTAAATCTAATGGAACAGGGTTACATTTCTAAAGACCTGTGCTTCGACAATGATGCACGGGCGAAACTTATTAAGGGTATTACAGCAATCTCTAAAGCTGTCAAGAGCACGTTAGGCCCGAGAGGTCAGACGGTTGTTATTGAATCACCACATCACACACACGGCATCACAGTAACCAAGGACGGGGTCACCGTTGCTAAGTCTGTCGATCTATATGATCCGGTTGAGAACCTTGCGGTTCGCATGATGAAGGAGGCTGCGTACAAGACGGCTAATGTGGCGGGTGATGGAACGACAACGGCGATTGTGTTGACCGAGGCTATTGTTCGTGCCGGCATTGATGCCATGGATGAGAACAGCAACAGAACGGAGATCATTAACTATATCCGCGAGGGTGTGGACCGTGTGCTGAGTGAGCTCTCTAAGAAGTCACGTAAGGTGACTGACAAGCGTATGCTTGATGTGGCTACTATCTCTGCTAACAACGACAAGGAGCTCGGTGATATTATATCGAAGGCTTATAAGGCAGTTGGTGAGAATGGTATAGTGACGGTTGAGAAGTCGCAGACCTCCGACACCTACGCCGAGATTACTAATGGTATTAAGATTGATCGTGGGTATACATCGCCGCTGTTCATTAATAACCAGCGTAAGGACGAGTGCGTTATGGATGATGTGCGTATCCTGGCGTATGACGGTGAGATCAGTAACATACTACAGATTGAGAACGTGCTCAAGGAGATCATCGCCAAGAACGAGAAGCTGCTGATCATTGGATCGTGTAGCGGAAACATGGTCAACACATTAGCGGCTAACGTGGTGAAGAACGGACTTAAGTTCTGTAACATCACACCGCCCAACTTCGGGTACAAGCAACACGAGCTGATGCAGGACATTGCACTGGCTGTGGGTGCGACCTACTTCTCTGAGAAGACGGGCGATGACCTGAGCCTTATCCTACCTAAGGACCTGGGGCATGCTGACAAGATCGTGGTTGGCAAGGACTCAACGGTGATCATCACCGGCAATGAGATCAGTGAGGAGATTAAGCTACGGGTTGAAGAGCTCAAAGAGCAGCAGCAGCGAACACAGATCAAGGGTGACCGTGACTTTATCAACTCTCGGATAGCCAGCTTGATGGGTGGCATAGGGTGTATCTATGTAGGAGGTGACTCTGACATTGAGCAGAAGGAGAAGTACGACCGTGTTGACGATTCGGTGTGTGCTGTGCGATCTGCGATGCAGGAGGGTATCCTACCAGGCGGCGGGCTGGCGTTATGGCGATGTGCCGAGCTGTTCGATGTTGAGTGCGATGACCCTAACCAGGAGGTAGCACATCACGTACTTCGTATTGCGTTGCGTGCACCGTTGACTCAGATCCTGGAGAACGCCGGCAAAAGCGCTGACGAGATTATGTTGGATGGCTTAGTGGATGACGTCAATGGGTTTGACGTTAAGAACGAGAAGTACGGCGATATGTTTAAGATGGGTGTTATTGATCCGGTGAAGGTAACCAAGAACGCGCTGATCAATGCGAGCAGTGTCGCGACAACTATCTTAAGTACTAACGCTATTATCACACACGCAAGAGCAGAGTCATGATACCGATAGGAAAGAACATATTAATTAAGAAGGTTGAGGAGAAACTCAAAACCTCTTCCGGGCTCCTCCTGTCTCAGGAGGATGCTTCCGGATTTCGATACCACAAAGCTCAGGTTGTCAAGCCAGGGACTGAGGTTGAGATCATAAAGCCTGATGACCTTATCTACTACGACAAGGCAGCAGGTCATTCCCTGTTTATTAAAGATGAGGCGTATACAATTATTCAGGAGCGCGATGTCGTTGTTGTTTTGTAAACTGGTTCATCTCTATAATCATATTTCGATAGACCTTATCCATATAGGAAGCGTCCGCTCTGAAGAGCGGATTCATGCTCGGAGATTCTCCGATCTCCTCGCCGTTTAATTTTTTGTATAGTGTATTCACAAGGCGCTTCCCCTTATACGATAATTCGTATAGGGTTGTTTCCTTTCCCTGCCTTTTTCTCCATACGTGGATCCATCCTTCGTTAAGTAGTCTATAGAACCGTGGCTCGTCCCACGACATACACTGCTCGAACTCCTTGAACTTAGTCTTGTTGAATATATGCTCGCTGTAGAGGAAGAACAGCATATCAATGTCGGGTGTTCCGATATTGTACTTGGCCTTAGCCCAGTAGCGTATTACACGCCAGTATTTCATGTAGTCGTGAGTGGGCTGTGCCCTGTCGTAGTTCTTACGAATTAAATCTGCCATTAAATTAAATTGTATATTTGAATGATAAAGATATACAACTATGGCAAACGGTAAAAAAGTAAAAAGCAAGGCGACAAAAGGTACTGGCGCCAAAAAGCGTACAGCAGCGGGTGGCTCAGGCACTGGTATGTCTCTTAAAAAGACAATGAAGCGAGTTCCAAGTGATGGAGGTCGACCTCAGGTAATGGCGCAAAAGAAAGGAGGCAGAGCAGCACGGACACAAGAACAAGGTGTTCCAACGGCTATGGAAGGCGCAGTTAGAGGAGTAGCAGCAGGTAGAGCAGGAGGCCGGGCAGCAGTCAGAGGAGCAACAATAGGCGCAACGGAAGGAATGTCAAGCATACCTTTTAGAAACTCTTTCATTAAAAAAATGAACGAGAGACGTAGTAGAGATTAACAATGGCAAAAGGCAGAACAAAGAAAAAGTCTAATAAGATTTGTCCTGCGGGTATAGCGTGGGCGAAGAGAACCTTCGACACCTACCCCTCTGCCTATGCTAACATGGCTGCCTCTAAATATTGCAAAGACCCTAACTATGCCAAGGGTGCAAAAGGAAAGAAATGAAAAATATTAAGTACGGAGACATGGGCATGAAAGATGCTCAGGTAGATAGGTATCTGACAACTAAGCAGCAAACATTGCCGCCACGACTCCAGAAGGAGATAGTTAAGTCAAAGGTGAAAAAAGATGGGAGAGCTTAAGAAATGGAGAGACGAGAAATGGGTACGAATAGGGACGGATGGTTCTATACTGGGCGCTTGTGGTACGAGCAAGGACAAGAAGAACCCGGACCGTTGTCTTCCGATGGCGAAGGCGAAGAGCATGAGCAAGGCGGAACGTGCTGCCACTGCGAAAAAGAAGAAGCGTGCGGGCGCAAGAGGGAAGACTGTTGTTGCGAACACTCGTGCAGGAAGAGTAAGTAAGAAATTTACAAAAAGATAAACTATGATTAAACTATTAAGAATTTTAGATATGTTAATGAGTGATATTGCCGTGGCCTGCTATGCCGCTGTTATTGCTGTTGTTGTATTTGCTAAGGGGCTACCTGTTATTGGAGGCATTGGGTTAGGAGTTTCTATTACAAAGCTATGGTCAGCTATCGCCGATAAAATTAAGTAATATGAAACGAAGAAAAACAACTGGTCCAGGCGATGGCACTGGAGGAACAGAATCCGTTACATCAACTGCTCAGCAGGGTCTTGTCGTAGGACAAGGCAAGGAAAGCAAAAGAGAGCAGGTAAGGCGATTGGTTGATGGCGGTTTATCGCCAAGAGAAGCTCGCAAAAGAATCCGTCAACGTAAAAAGAATAAGTTAAAACTACCATCATAGATCATGGCAACCATACCTTCAGGGACAAAGTTTCATGGAGTAGCTACAGGAGTAGATACCGTCAATAAGGGCTCGGCAACGGCTAACGCCAATAGAGATGCTTATACGATAGAGGCTCTTGCTTCTGCAATTAATATTCTTATTGAAAACAATGAGATAGTACGCCTTGTACCTCTTTTTGTTAATGCCACACCGGGAGGTAGCGCAACACTTACTGAGGATGTAAACATAGTTGACTTTGATTGGGTCGGTGGCGCGGGAACGTTTGTGTATACACTACCAAGCGCAACGGCTATACCTTACAGAAAGATTCGGTTTGTAAATAATAGTAGTGTAAGCGCAAGCAATCAGATTGAGATAACTGCTCCCGTAGGAGAGACTATAGATGGCGCATCAAGCTATACGATTAACAAGTCGTTTAATGGTTGTGCTGTTTGGTCTGATGGAACGCAGTGGATTGTAATACAAGCTAAAGCAACGTAATGGCAAGTAAGACAAAAATGAGTTGTAATAGACCCATGAAGTCTGATCGCCCTGGAAAGAAGAAGATGGTCAAGGGTTGCGAAGGCGGAAAGGAGAAGCTGATCCACTTTGGTGCTACCGGGTATGGTCATAACTACTCAGCGGCAGCTCGCAAGTCCTTTCGTGCACGGCATAAGTGCAGCACCGCCAAGAGTAAACTAACTGCAAGATATTGGTCGTGTAAAAATCTTTGGGCAGGTAAAGGTGGATCGACCAAGTCATCACCAAAAAGTAAGCAAGGAAAATATTAGTATATTTACAAAAAATAAGATATGCCAACTGTAACATATTCATGTCCTGATTCGGGCAAAATGAAAAAGCAAACATTCCCTTACAACGCCGTAGGAAAAGCGCAGGCTGCAGAGTTTGCAAAAACTATGGGAGGTAAGAAAGTAGATAACCCAGGCTACGGAATGGAAAAGAAAATGGGATCAAGCTATTAAACCAAAAAAAATGAAACAAGGTTATAACGCAAGATTAGATGAGTCTTTAGCAATGAAGCACAAAGGTGCTAAGTCTCAGTCTATGAAAGACAGAAGAGACGAATCAAAAGCAATGTCCAAGAAAGAGTACGGTCACGCTTATGGTGGTGATCATTCTATGGGGTATGAGAAGCATTACCCATCAAGTGTAAAAGGTCACTTAGGTAGATTGATCCGTAGCTAATGGCTAAGGGCAGAACAAAGAAAGGAGCTTTTCCTGCGATCAGTAAGAAGAACGAGGGTAAGTTTACAGCATGGGTAGAGAAGAACATGCCCGGCACATCCGTATGTGCAGCTGCTTCAAAAGTCATGAAGGCAAAGGATGATAAGTATAGTGATAGTGTTCGCAAGATGGCTAACTATGCTAACAACTTTGGTTGTAAAATGAAAAAATGAAAAGAACTCCAGTCAAATCAAGAGGTCTTGGTGATTCAATAGAGAAAGTTACCAAGGCTACCGGAATTAAAAAGGTCGTAGACACCGTGGCAAAAGCCACTGGAAAGGACTGCGGATGCGGCCAAAGAAGAGATACATTAAACAGATTATTCCCATATCAACGATAATAAATTATGGCATATCAAAAACTACAGACATCATCAGGATTAGCAGTAATTAAAAGTGCTACTGTTCCTATTCCTGATCCATCGACAAAGGTGTTAAGTGGCACAGCGAATTTTTCTGTAGCTGGCACCTTGACTGATGTGGGAACCACATTCACTTCTGCAGGCATTCAGAAGAACGCTATTGTGTATAACACTACTGCGCAGAAGGCTTATTTTGTTACTGACGTTACAGATGATCTAAATCTTGCTTTATCTCCGAGTTCAGCAGGAGGGGCAACTGACAATTACATTATTTTTAACGCTCCTTCTAATGGGTGTATACTTTTTGTTGGAGGCACGGGAGATGTTGTTGTTCAAACGGCTACAGATAAAGACATCCCTGCTGCTTCTGTAACTGAGTTAACATTCAAAAACATACCTGATGCAGCGTTCCTTCCGGTTCAAGTTGTTAGGGTAGATGACACAACAACAGCCACTGATATTATAGCTCTCTGGTAATATGTCTACTGGTATAGGCATAGGGATAGCGGGCGGTGTATTCCAGACACGAGCCGGATTAGCATCAGGAGGTGGAGGAGGAACACTTCTGCTTGATTTATATGGTTCAGGAATAGAAGCGGCTTATTCAGTTAGGAAGTTATCTTCATCATATGCTGGTTCTTCAATTAGAGTAAGAAGAAGCTCAGACAACTCTGAACAGGATATAGGTTTTGATGTTGACGGTGATTTAGATACATCAGCCCTAACCACTTTTGTAGGAGCCAACGATGGCTATGTGGTAAAGTGGTACGACCAAAGTGGCAGTTCAAATGATGGCGTCCAAACAAATAGTAGTTTGCAGGGGCACATTGTAGCAGGTGGTGTAATAAGCACTCACAGTGGTAAACCTGCTGTTACACAAAGTTCAGCTATTGGTAACCCAGGTAATCAGTTCTTAGATGTTTCTTCAATTAGTGCAGTACATAACTTCATTGTATTTCAACAACCTGCGGCAGGGGGAGGTAGAGCATACTATGCAGAGTCTGCAAGTAAAGCATTGAAACTTGATGGATTCAGAATTGACTATGAGGATGGGGTTAATCCACGTATAGATGGAGTTGCTAATATTAGAACTGATTATGTATTAAGTGAGGTCAAATCATTGAGTGGTACTGTGACGAGCATAATTAATGGCTCAACAGATGCGAGTGGTACTGCAAACACATTGGGCGTAGAAGCTCTTATGGGGTACCCAACTGCAGGAGGAGGTATTATTGCTTTGATGCAAGAGATGATATTCTTTTCTGCAGACAAGTCTTCTGATGCGACAGCTATATCTACAGATATAAATACTTATTATTCAATTTATCCATAATGCATCTATACTATCCATTTCCTGATGAATCAGCTGCTATTGAAGCAAGTTTAGATATATATGACTTAAATGCTCCTCCACGAAGCGAGCGTGTAACTTTGTATTCATTTGATTGGTTTCCTAACTCAGGAAACCCAACCTATGTTCTTGCGTGGGAAGATGAGCCACAGCAGTTTGATACAGGAGATGTGTTAGATGGAATAACAGCACTAACAGAAGAAGAGGCTATTGATGCTGGTTATCAACTGGGTGATGATCATAGTGGATTGAAAAATTTGTAAAATAAATTTTATATTTTCGTAAAATGAATGAATCAATAAGAGACTCTGTACAGGTTGTTACGGCGAATGGAGGAGCACTGGGGTTGACGCTGACAGATTGTAATGAGATGTTGCAGATGATTTCTTTAATTTTAGCTATAGGGTTTACACTATATAAATTCAAAGAATCCTCAAAGTAAAACACCATGGGGGCATTTTTATCAAAAATATTTGGAGCAAAGGGAGGTAAGCAAATCGGAGACGGAATAGGAAACTTAGTTGATCGATTTGTTCTTACTAAAGAAGAGAAGCAAGAGTTCGAAATGAATCTCAAAAGTCTTTTCATAGAAGCGGAGGCTGATATGCAGCTTAACGTTACTAAGCGATGGAAGGCGGATATGATCAGCGATTCCTGGCTAAGCAAAAATGTTAGACCATTGGTTCTTATATTTTTAGTTCTTAGCACAGTTCTATTGATATTTATTGATGCTGGCAAGTTTAACTTCCACGTAGAAGAAAAATGGACTGACCTGTTACAGATAGTTCTTATCACAGTTATTGGCGCTTACTTCGGAGGTCGATCAATAGAAAAGGTACGTAAGTAAATGCCACGTAATTTAGAATCGTTTTACGATTACAAAGGAAAGAAAAGGCGTCCTGGGGTTCACGCTAAATCAAAAACGAGCTCTATTAAGACAAGCAAAAATTACGTGAAGAAGTATAGAGGTCAGGGCAAGTAAAAAGCCTTGATCAACTTTTAGTATATTTGCATTATTGAAATTTAATTTAACATCATGACTAAAATCGCAGAAAACGAATTACAGGAGCTTCAGGGTCTACACGCTGAATTTAATAAGATTAAAAGCCAGCTTGGAGATATTGCTCTACAGGAACATGCTTTGTGCCTAAAGACTGAAGCCATTAGAAAAAGCTTTCAAGACCTGGAGACAGGCTTGATGGATAAGTATGGAGAAAACGCAGTAATCAACCTGGAGACAGGTGAAGTAAAGCAGAAAGAAGACAATGGCTAAAATAGAAAATACTACAGTATACCCTACGGTAATCCCCGCATCGGAAGACCTTCTCATTGGAACTGATGTTAGTGATAATAATAAAACGGTAACGTTTCTTGTCAGCTCCGTATCTGGATCAGGAGGTGTTGCTCAGGGACTTCAATCTGTATTAGATACTGGCAATACTGCCACACAAAATATATCTCTTACGGGCAACATCACTGTAGTAGGAACTATTACACCAACAACCTTAACCGCGTCTAATGGTGTCGGTACTGCTGGGCAGATTCTTTCATCTACCGGGACAGGGTTACAATGGATAGCTTCACCCTCAGTAAGCATTGGCACACTTGAGCAGGTTCTCACTGCCGGCAACAGTACTACTCTGGATATTAATACCACAGGCAGCATTAATATGAGTGGTGCGGCTAAAGTACTTGCACTAAGCGGAGGAACTGATATGACGCTTGCTGTGGGATCAACGCTTACCACATCAGATGCAATTAACTTAGGAACAACCTTAAACTTTGGAGCAACAACTACTCTTAGTGATTACTCTGGAGCTACAGGTAGTGCAGGTCAAATATTAACTATTAATGCAGCTGGAACCGGTGTTGAATGGGGCACATTACCAACGGCTTCTACACCAACTCTTCAGCAGGTTCTAACTGCTGGGAATACAGCCACTGCGGTAGGCATTAGTTTTGTGGGGGCAAGTGCCATCACGTTTGATTCAACTGCAAACATTACATCTGCCGGAACAAATGTTTGGAGCGGAAACAACACTTTCTCTGCAACAGGAACAGCAGCCGGAACGGCAGGCATTGCTCTTACGGGCACACTATATGATGGAGCATCTGTGGGAACGGCAGGTCAGGTTCTTACAAGCACAGGGTCAGGCGTTGCATGGGCATCGACTGCAGGTGTTAGCTCGGTAACTGCTCAAACACCAGCCACTTCTTCAGGCACACCTATAACCATTAGTCCTACATCGGGAGCTGTTCAGGTAACATCAAATGCTTATGCTGGAGGATCAAACGTTGGTCATGTGCCAGCAGGAGGTACAGCAGGGACATTCCTTCAAGGAGATGGCACCTGGGCTGGCAACGGAGGAGGATTTGCTCAGACATATACATTTTGCAACGATGGGGTTGATATGGCCCAAAATGTTTACTTTAGTTTTTTGGGTATTGATGGAACTGACTTCAGCTCTAAAGCAACGTCTTCCACCAACAGCCTATCAACCACATCACCAACGGCTGGCACATATAGCGATATAGATTATTTTGCAGGCATTATAATGGCAAATGGTCAAGCGGGATCATGTGCATCTTCTATTGATGTGCCGACAGTATGTTCAGTGGATTTTTCTTTACTCAGCGATTCTAATCCGACATTTGAACTTTCGCTATGGAAGGTACAAGAAAACGTTAATGCGGCAGCTGTATTGGTGGCTCAATCAACTATTACTACAACAGCAAACACACTGGCATCATCCTCTGCTACCCTTACGGGAGCAAATACTACTTTAGATGCAGGCTTTGGATTGTTTTTTACCATTCGCCAAACATCAGCACTTTTAGTAGTTGGACCTAAATATCAAGGTCGAGTTAATATTAAATTTAGTCAATCATAATGAAATGGATATTCGTAAAATATCAATCGGCGCGGACTACAAGTCCGGAGCCATGCACTACCTTGTAGGACAGGACGTCCTGGGTGGTTCACACAGAATACATCTTATTCAATCCGATGAGGACTCATACAAGATATGGATACAGAAGGATGAAGAAGTTTTTATGTGGAAGGAGTTCCGCAAGACATTACCAATATCTTTAGAGTTTAATATCAATTTTTAATGAAGTCACCAACGGATTTTATTGTAAGACCTTACAATAACCGGAGATACGACAACATTAAAAACATTGGCGGAATGGATTTCGTCACAAGCGTATCTCAGGAGGATTATAAGGCATCAAACAGATTTGCAACTGTAGTAGAGACACCTATCAACTATGATGGGCCTATTGACATTGGTGACACGCTGCTTGTCCATCATAACGTATTTAAGTTTTTCTATGACATGAAAGGAAGGGAGAAAAGCGGACGTAGCTTTTTCAAAGATGATCTTTTCTTTATAGATCACGAGCAGTTCTTCTTGTACAAGAAAGACGGTGGATGGAAGGCGCATGGTAAGTATTGCTTTATAAAGCCGGTCGATGCTAAGGAGTCTTTCATCTTCAAGGCTGGTGAAGAGCCATTAGTCGGAATAATTAAGTATATTAATAAGGAGCTGGAAAGCAAAGGGCTAAAAGAAGGTGATACTATTTCGTTTGAGCCTGATAGTGAATATGCGTTTCAGGTGGACGGTGAAAAGCTATATCGCATGTTTACGTCAAACATTAAACTAAAGCTATAAGTGGAGAAGATAGAGGCTTGGTTAGAATGTGGGTGTAAGCTAAAAAAGATAAAGGGCAAGTACAAATGGGATAGATGCCCAAAGGCTATTGCCATTTATAAAGAATATGAAAAGACAAAAGATATAAAGTGGCAAGATGAATACAATAGACACTTCAGAAATTAAGAAAAGCATTATTGAGGCCGGCTACAAGGCAGTGAAGCAACTTGTAAAGGTAGCCAAAGAGGATATTATTAAGTATGACAAGGATGATGAGCTGGCTGCTGACAGGTTAAAGAATGCAGCGGCCACAAAGAAGCTTGCCATCTTTGATGCTTTTGAGATACTAACACGAATAGAAAACGAAAGCGCCATGCTTAATGGCAATACGTTAGAAAAGAAAAGTAATACACCAAAAGGATTTGCAGAGTCAAGATCAAAATAGCATCTATCGAGTAGTCAATGACTACATACCAAAGAGCGTCTTGTCAAATAAGAATAAGGCGCATACATGGCAGTATGGTTACAACAAGAAGTATGATGTTGTGGTCATATCTAAAAATGGAACGGTAGGAGAGGTGTATGAGATTAATGGCGTTAAGATAGCGCTGCCTGCAAAACCAAAGAACACCTACAAGCGAAGCGATACTAAAGTAGATCAATACTGGGAAGGCTTTGAATATCCCAAAGAGTTAAGTCGCATATCTTCTATATTCCAGTGGCATGAGGCGCCGGATCAATTTAAGAATCAATGGGTTGATTACATTGAGAAAGAGTTTAATCGTAGGGAGCAAGGTTTCTGGTTCTACAATAATGGAACACCAACTTACCTTACAGGTACACACTATATGTACCTGCAGTGGACAAAGATAGATGTTGGGCACCCTGACTTTCGTGAGGCTAATAGAATATTCTACATATACTGGGAGGCATGCAAAGCAGATATACGAAGCTTTGGGATGTGCTATCTAAAGATCAGGCGTTCGGGATTTTCGTTCATGAGTTCGTGTGAGGGTGTCAATCAGGCCACAATAACCAAAGATGCTCGTGTTGGTATACTATCTAAGACTGGATCCGACGCAAAGAAGATGTTCACCGACAAGGTGGTCCCTATATCCAACAACTATCCATTCTTCTTCAAGCCTATCCAGGATGGTATGGATAAGCCAAAGACAGAGTTAGCTTATCGAGTACCGGCATCCAAGATCACAAAGAAGAACATGTATGACATAGATGAGGAGAGGCTTGAGGGTCTTGATACAACTATTGACTGGAAAAACACATCCGATAACAGTTATGATGGTGAGAAGCTAAAACTTCTGTTACATGACGAGAGTGGTAAGTGGGAGAAGCCCGAGAACATTCTAAACAACTGGCGCGTAACTAAAACCTGTTTACGTTTGGGTAGTAAGATTATAGGCAAGTGTATGATGGGGTCTACGTCTAATGCTCTTGACAAGGGAGGTAATAACTTCAAGAAGCTATACATGGATTCGGACCCAAGAAAAAGAAACGCTAACGGGCAAACCAAGAGCGGGCTTTACTCATTGTTTATACCTATGGAGTGGAACTTCGAGGGATATATTGATCGATATGGTATGCCGGTGTTTCATACACCTAACGATGCTGTAGTGGGTGTGGATGGTGAAGATATATATCATGGGGCAATAAGCTACTGGAACAATGAGGTAGATTCTCTTGGCTCAGATCCTGATGCCCTTAATGAGTTTTACCGGCAGTTCCCTCGTAGTGAGTCGCATGCGTTTAGAGATGAAAGTAAAGCATCTATATTTAATCTTACAAAGATCTATCAACAGATTGACTATAATGATTCGTTGATCACGGCGCACCACTTAACCCGTGGTTCTTTCTCGTGGCAGAACGGAATTAAAGACAGTAAGGTTGTATGGAGCCCCAACAAGAGTGGCCGCTTCCTGGTAAGCTGGACACCACCGCCACACCTACAGAACAGAGTGGATATCCGTAACGGAGTTAGACATCCAGGCAATGATCATCTCGGGTGTTTTGGCTGTGACTCTTACGACATTTCAGGCGTGGTAGTAGGCAAGGGGTCTAATGGTGCGTTACACGGACTGACCAAGTTCAATATGGATGATGCGCCGAGCAATGAGTTTTTTCTTGAATATATCGCGCGACCACAGACGGCAGAGATATTCTTTGAGGAGGTTCTTATGGCCTGTGTGTTTTATGGAATGCCCATACTTGCAGAGAACAATAAGCCTCGCTTGCTATATCATTTAAAGAATAGAGGGTATAGAGGCTTCTCAATAAACAGGCCCGACAAGGCCTATAACAAGCTCTCTAAGACCGAGAAAGAGCTTGGAGGTATACCTAACTCATCTGAGGACGTAAAGCAAGCACACGCGGCCGCTATAGAGTCTTACATTGAAAAGCATATAGGAATTGACATGTCAGGATCTTTTAGAGAGTCAGATGATATGGGGACAATGTATTTCACTAACACATTAGAGGATTGGGCAAAGTTTGATATTAACAACCGGACTAAGTATGATGCAGCTATCAGCTCAGGATTGGCTATAATGGCTAACCAAAAGCATCTATATACGCCCACCAAACAGAAATCAAAAATAAGTATTAATTTTGCCAGGTATAATAATAATAGTTCAGTAAGCCAACTTATTAAATGAAAGGAATCCAGATCGACATTAAGTCTGCGGCCTTCCCTGATCAATTTGTCTCGGATGCAGACAAAAAGAAAGAGGAGTTTGGTCTACAGATAGGACAGGCTATTCAGTATGAATGGTTCAGACGGGACGGTTTGTCCTGCAGATTTTATAATCAGTTTAGGGAGTTTCATAGGCTTCGCCTATATGCACGAGGTGAGCAGTCGGTGGGCAAGTACAAGAACGAGCTTGCTATTGACGGTGATCTAAGTTATCTAAACCTGGACTGGACACCGGTTCCTATCATACCTAAGTTTGTTGATATTGTGGTTAATGGTATGTCAGACAGATTGTTTGATGTCAAGTGCTATGCACAGGATGCATTGTCGGCAGAAAAAAGAAATGAGTTCCAAACTAAAGTTGAGAAAAATATGATATCTCGACCCTTGTTTGACAAAATCGCTGACGAGTTTGGAGTTGATCTTTTTGAGGTAGATCCTGAAGAGCTTCCAGAAAGTGATACGGAACTTGAACTTTACATGCAGATGAACTACAAGCCTGCTATAGAGGTAGCAAGTGAAGTAGCAATAAACACTCTTTTGGATGAGAATCATTATTCAGATATTAGAAAGAGAGTTGATTACGATATTACAACATTAGGATTAGGAATGTGTAAGCATACATTTCAAGAAGGAGATGGTGTACGTGTTGAGTATGTTGATCCGGCGCATGTCGTGTATAGCTACACAGAGGACCCATATTTTAGAGATTGCTTCTACTGGGGAGAGTTAAAAACCATTCCTATATCAGAGGTATTAAAAATAAATCCTGATCTTACTACAGAGGATCTTGAAGAGATTTCTCAGTACAGTCAATCATGGTATGACTACTACAACGTGGCCGCTATGTATGAGAATAGTATGTTCGCACGAGATACTTGTACACTTTTATATTTTAATTACAAGACCACTAACAGCTTTGTATACAAAAAGAAAAAAATAAGTGAGGGTGCATTTAAGACAGTAGAAAAAGACGATCAGTTTAATCCACCAGAAGAGATGATGGAGGAGGGCAACTTTGAAAAAGTAGAAAAAAGAATTGATGTTTGGTATGAGGGCGTCATGGTCATGGGGACCAATATTATCCTCAAGTGGGATATGATGAAGAACATGGTCCGCCCTAACTCGGCCAATCAATATGCGCTTCCTAACTATGTAGCTTGTGCACCTCGAATGTATAAAGGTGTTGTTGAGTCTTTGGTAAGACGAATGATTCCTTTTGCGGATCTTATACAGATTACACACCTAAAGCTACAGCAGGTGGTTTCTCGTGTTGTTCCGGATGGGGTATTTATAGACGCTGATGGATTAAACGAGGTTGACCTTGGAACGGGTAATGCTTATAATCCGGAGGACGCACTAAGGCTTTACTTCCAGACTGGTAGTGTAGTTGGTCGAAGTTACACTCAAGATGGTGAGTTTAATAACGCAAGAGTGCCTATCACCCAATTAACATCGAACAGTGGTGCGTCCAAAATGACAATGCTTATAGGTAATTACAATCATTACCTTAATATGATTAGAGCAGTGACCGGCCTAAACGAAGCAAGAGATGGATCAACTCCCGATCCTAATTCATTAGTGGGCGTACAAAAGCTTGCTGCATTAAATTCAAACACAGCCACAAGACACATCCTTCAAGGAAGTTTATTTATAACAAAAACATTAGCTGAAGCTCTTGCTTTAAGATGTGCTGATGTATTAGAGTATGCTGACTTTAGAGATGAGTTTGCTATGCAGATTGGTAAGTATAACTTAAAAATGTTGGAAGATATAAGAAATCTTTACTTACATGACTTCGGTATATTCATAGAGATGTCACCTGACGAAGAGCAGAAAGCAATGCTTGAGCAAAACATACAGATGGCATTATCTAAGCAGGACATTAGCCTTGAGGATGCTATTGATATTAGAGAAATAAAAAACATCAAAGTTGCCAACCAGTTGCTTAAGGTAAAGAGGAAGCAGCAGATGCAGAAGCAGCAGCAACAGGAAATGCAGAAGCAGCAGATGACCGCTCAAATGCAAATGCAATCTCAACAGATGGCAGCCGCTACTGCTATGAAGAAGATTGAAATGGAAACGCAATCTAAAATACAAATCGCTCAAGCTGAAGCGAGTTTTGATGTCAAGAAAAAAGAAAATGAAGCTGCAATGAAAAAGCAGTTAATGAGTCTTGAGTTCCAATACAACATGCAACTTCATGGCATGCAGCAGGCTCAGATTGATGACCGTGAAGAGATTCGAGAGCAAGGTAAGAAAAACAGAATAAGCATGGCAAACACGCAGCAATCTAAAATGATTGAGCAGCGTAAACGCAATTTACCTGCATTCGATTTTGAGTCCAATGAAGATAGTCTTGATGGATTTGATCTTGCAGAATTTTCGCCTCGATAGATAGAAAATATATTATATAACTTTGCATAAAATTTAATTAAATGGAAAATCAGAAATTCAAAGTAAAAGTGGTGGAAGGAGTAGAAGAGAAATCTACTCAGGAAATAGAGCAACAACTTTTAGAGAAGCACGCAGCCGAACAAGGTGACGTAGTGCAGGATGAAGTTGCTAAGGTGGAACCTACTGAAAATATTCAGGAGGTTAAAAAAGAAATAGAAGATACCGATGTTCTTGATTACATCAAGAGCAGGTACGATAAAGACATCAGCTCGGTGGATGACTTGTTTACTCAGAGAGAAGCAAACGAAGACTTACCAGAAGATGTATCAGCGTTCTTTAAATATAAAAAGGAAACTGGCAGGGGAATCGATGACTTTGTAAAGCTACAGAGAGACTACGATGACCTTGATGAAGATATTTTGCTAACGAGCTATTATGCTTCGACAGAGGATGGGTTGGACAACGATGATATTCGTGACCTCATGGAGGACAAGTTTGGATTCGATGAAGACTTTGACGATGAAAAAGACATTAAGAAGCGGAAGTTGGCAAAAAAAAGAGAGCTTACTAAAGCGAAAAAGTTCTTAAAGGAGCAACAAGAACAATACAGGGTCCCTCTTGAGTCAAGTGGGGATGCTCGTTCTGCGGAGCAACAGGAGGAATTTGATCGTTATAGAAGTTTTATGGAGGAATCCAAAACTCAGGAGGAGGCGAATAAAAAGCGGTATGACTGGTTTGTTCAAAAAACACAGGATGTGTTTGGACAGGACTTCAAAGGTTTTGAGGTATCTGTGAATGATCAGAGTTATACTTATAAGCCGGGCGATGCTGCTGAACTTCGAAGCAAGCAGTCTGACATCAGTAATTTCATTAATGGATTTATGGATTCAGAGACTGGCATGATGAAGGATGCAGCCGGGTATCATAGAGCAATATCTATTGCAATGAATCCCGATAAGTTCGCGCAGTTTTTTTATGAGCAAGGCAAGGCGGAGGCCATTGACAATGTTACTAAGAAATCTAAAAACATTGATATGGTTCGCAAGGCACCTCAGTCGCTAAACAAGAACGGATTAAGTATTCGTCCTGTGGGTGACACAAGCAGTGGAAGAGGACTTCGCATTAAGAGTGCAAAACGATTATAAAATTTTAAAAAATAGAAACTATGGCAGTAAATGCAACCCCAGGGTTTAACCTAATACCTTCGGCAGAACGGGTAACTCTGGAATCAAACTATATTACCGATTTCAACTTTTTGAATCAGTATCTACCTGATACTTATGAAAAAGAGTTTGAGAGATATGGTAATAGATCAATCTCATCATTCCTACGAATGGTGGGTGCCGAAATGCCTACTAACTCTGACATGATCAAATGGGCAGAGCAAGGTAGACTACACATTAAGTATGTT